CAGGTGCGGTCCTACACGTACCGCGTCAACCAAGCGCCCCGGCCCTACCTGCGGCCGACCGTGTGGAGGAACCGCGACAAGCTGTTCCGCCTGATCGTTCGCGGCTGAGCTGGGGGGGGACGGGCGATGGGGGCACTCACCAAGGCCATCTACGAGCGCCTAGCCTCGGACCCGGAGCTGCGGGCGATGCTCGCCACCTACCAGGGCCATCCGGCCATCTTCACCGGGGATCCGCCGGGGGACGCCCAATTCCCCATGATCCTGGTTCATGGCCCCCACAGCGACACACCGGACGACACTAAAACCAGCCTGGGCCGCGAGGTCATGCGGGACATCGCCTGCTACACGGAGGGCACGGGGAGTGTGGCGGACGTGGAGGCGATAGCCGAGCGCGTCCGCCAGTTGTTCCACCGGGCCAGCTTGCCGGTGGACGGCTATCGGGTCTGGTTGGTGCAGGCCAGCGGACCCACCACGGCCAGCGACAGGGACGACAAGGTGCAGGGGCGGGTCGTGACCCTGCGCCTGCGGATGCAGCAGACCGGCTAGGGGGTGTGTGAGCCATGGCGATGAACGGTGCGTCCGTCCTGGTGCTGGTCAAGACTGGCGACGACGACGGGAACGGGAACCCGGTTTACACGCCCGTGGCGGAGCAGACGGGCCTTTCCACCGAGGAAAGCCGCGACCTGATCGAAGCGGCGGCCAAGGGCGACGACCACATGAAGCACCTGTATGGCCGCATGAGCACGCAGGTGGAGCTGGAGTCCCTGTACGTGCCCAATGACCAGGCCTTCCAGGCGATCAAGCAGGCCTTCCGCAACAAGGAGGAAGTGATCCTCCGCCGTAGCGAGGACGGCCAGCACGTGGAAGAGGCCCGGGCCAAGATCGAGAACATCGGGGCCGAGTTCCCGGACAACGATGCTTCCACCGTCTCCGTCACGTTCCAGCTGCAAGAGCCCTGGAGGGCGGTGACGAGCTGATGGGAGCCAACCGGCATCGCGGTGAGGTGGAGCTGAAAGCCGGCAGCCAGACGTTCATCCTCCGGTATACCACCAACGCCCTGGTGAAGCTGGAGGACGAGGTTGGCAAGCCGGTGCAGGAGCTGGGGACGAGTATGCGTGAGGCGCGCGCCCTGGTCTGGGCGGCGCTGCTGCACGCCTTCCCGAACCTGACGCTGGAGCAGGCCGGGGACATCATGGACGTCGCCGGCTGGAACAACGCAGTGCAGAAGGCGAGTGAGGCCCTATCGCTCGCCTTCGGTGCGGGGGAGGCCCAGGGGCAGGGAAACCCGCCAGCGCCGGGGGGCGCCACGAGCCCTTCAATTGGCGGGGGTTCCTTACCGACGCCCTCCGGGCCGGCCTCAAGCCCGACGAGTTCTGGAACCTGACCCCGGCCGAGGTCGTGGCGGTGATTGAGGCGGACGCCTGGCGCCACGACCGCTGGGGTCGCAACATGGCGGGCTTCACCGCCAACCTGATGAACCTGTGGAGCAAGAAAACCGTTCGCCCGCGCGATTTGTGGCGGTCCCGGTCCTGGTCGGCCGGGGCCGCCACGCTTTCTCGTGCGGAGCGGCAGCGGCGGTTCGAGGAAGCCGTGCGCCTGATGGGGCCGCAGGCGATCCCGGTCCGCCCGCGCCGCGAGAGCTGACGGTCCGAGGGAAGGGGGTGGGGTGGCATGGCTGCCGGGATGAGCGCGGTGCTGGGCGAGGCCCTTGTACCGATCCGCGTGCAGTTCGACCAGCTGCAGCGCGACTTGGCCCGCGCCCAGGCCGTGACCAGGGAGCAGCTGAGCAAGGCCATGGGGCAGGTCGGCCGGGTGACGGAGCAGCAGCTGGCACGTTCGGCGGCCGCCGCCGGGCAGGCGGTGCAGCAGAGCATGACGGCCTCCATGGCCGGTGTCCAGCAGACGGCGGAGCAGGCCGCCCAGGCCACGGAGGCCGCGATCCAGCGGGCCAGCACCGCCGCCCAGCAGGCCGTCCAGCGCACCGGCCGTGCCGCCGGGGAGGCCGTCGGCAAGGCGCTCCAGAAGGCGGGCAGCAAGGTCCGCGACTTCGGCGAGAGCTGGACCAAATACGCCACCCTGCCCATCACGGGCGCGGGCGCCGCCGCCATCAAGCTGGCCGGCGACTTTGAGTACGCCCTGAACATCTTCCGCTCCGTCAGCAACGCCACGGCGGACCAGATGGAGCGGGTGCGGCAGCTGGCGATCCAGCTGGGCAACGACACCAAGCTGCCGGGCACGTCGGCGGTGGACGCGGCCGCCGCCATGACCGAGCTGGTCAAGGCCGGTCTGAACGTGGAGCAGGCCATGAAGGCCGCCCGGGGCACGCTGATCCTGGCGGCGGCTGCGGAGGTCGATAACGCCGAGGCGGCCACCATTGCCGCCAACGCGCTGAACGCCTTCCGCCTTGGCGGGGATCAAGCCACGCGGGTGGCCGACATCCTGGCGAACACGGCCAACGCCGCGTCCGGTGAAATCATCGACATCGCCTACGCCCTGCGGCAGTCCGCCGCCGTGGCGGCCATGGCGGGCCAGACCATCGAGGACACCGCCACGGCCATTGGGTTGATGGCGAACGCGGGTATCCAGGGCGCCGATGCCGGTACGTCCCTCAAGCAGATGTTCCTCAGCCTGATCAACCCGTCCAGCAAGGCCGCCAAGCTGATGAAGAAGTACGGCATCAGCGTCGTGGACGCCCGAGGCCAGCTGAAGCCGCTGCCGCAATTGATCGAGGAGTTCCGCACGAAGCTGGGCAAGCTCCCGCCGGCCCAGCGCAACGCCGCCCTGGCGACCATCTTCGGCTCCGACGCGATCCGGGCCGCCAACATCGTGCTCATGGCGAGCCGGGAAGAGTGGGACCAGATGCGGGCAGCCGTCACGCGGGCGGGGGGCGCCCAGGAAGTGGCGGCGGCCAAGATGCAGGGGTTCCGGGGCTCGCTGGAGGCCCTCAAGAGCAGCCTGGAAACCCTGGGCATCCAGCTGGGCGAGAAGATCCTGCCGCACGTCACCCGGTTCATCCAGGGCGTCACCAAGCTCGTGGACTGGTTCGGGGAGCTGCCCGGGCCGGTGCAGACCGCGATCATCGCCATGGCCGGCATCGTGGCGATCATCGGCCCGTTGCTGGTCGGCCTCGGTGCCGTCGTCAACGCGATCGGCACCTTGGTGACCTGGGCCCCGGCCCTCAGCGCCGGGTTCGGAGCCGTGGCGACGGCCGCCGGTCCCGTGGTGCTGGGGGCCATGGCTGCGGCAACGGCCCTGTTCCTGCTGTTCCGCGCCGGGAAGGCCGTGTGGCCCAAGCTGGCGGGCGGGGCGAAGAAGGCCGGCCCGGTCATTGCCGGGGCGATGGAGCGGGCGAACAAGGCCCTGGGACGACTCGGCCAGGGGCTGCGGTCGGCGCTGGGCCGGGCCGCCGATTGGGTCGGGGAGACCGCCGGCCGGATCGGGTCCGGCATCGGCCGGGCGGGTCAGGCTGTGGGGGCTGCGCTCGGCCGCGCAGGGGCCGCCTTGGCGGCCTTTGTGCGGAACGGTGTGGCGCAGCTGCAAACCTTCCTGGGGCGTGTGGCGTCGTGGGCCGCCGGCGTCGTTCGCAGTGCGACGTCGGCCATGACCCGGTTCGGGGCCGCCATTAGCACCGGCCTGAGCCGCGCCCTGCGTTCGGTGGTGACGTTCGTCACGACGGCCGGCGCCCGGGCGCAGGCCTTCTTCCGGTCCCTGGCGACCTGGGCCGGGTCGGCCGCCACGCAGGTGGCCGGGGCCATGGCCCGGTTCGGATCCGCCGTGGGCAACGCCATGAGCCAGGCGGCCGCCCGCGTGGCAAGCTTCACGTCCGCCGCAGCGGCCCGGCTACAGTCCTTCGTGGGCTCCGTGGCATCCTGGGGGGCCTCCATTGCCGCCAGGGCGTCGGCGGCCATGTCCAGCTTCGCTTCGGCGGTGCAGTCCGGGATCAACCGGGCCGTGTCCTTCTTTAGCTCCCTGGGCAGCCGCATCGTCAGTGCGGTGAAGGGGGCCGTGGGCCGGGTCGCGTCCATCGGCCGGGATATCGCGGAGGGCCTTTGGCGCGGCATCTCCAACATGACCAGCACCCTCCGCAGCAAGATCCTGGCCTGGGCGAAGAAGATCATCCCGGACCCGTTGGAGCGGTTCTTTGGTATCCGGTCGCCCAGCCGCCTCATGGCCCGGTACGGGAAGTTCATCGCCGAAGGTCTGGTCAAGGGCCTGACCGGCTCGGCCAGCGACATCAAGAAGGCGGCCGAGCAGGCGGCGAAGCTGATCCGCGAGGCCTTCGGCGGTGCGAGGGAACGGCGCCTGCTGCGGATGCTCGACTCCAACACGGCCCGGCTGAAGAAGCTGGCCGCCCAGCGTGACGCTATCGCCCAGCAGATCGCCGAGGCCAACAAGATGGCGACCGACGTGGCCTCCAAGGCCCGGGAGTACGCCGCCCTTAGCAGCCTGAACCTGGGCGGCGAAGGGCCGGTCACGGCGGATCGGGTGATCCAGGCGCTGTCCGACCGGCTGCGGCAGATCAAGGCCTTTGCCTCCAACCTCCGCATCCTGGAGCGCATGGGCTTGTCCAAGGACGTGATGCGCCAGCTGATTGACATGGGTGCGGAGCAGGGGGGCGCGTATGCGGCGGCCCTGGTGGCCGGCGGGGCGGGCGCGGTGGCCCAAATCAACGCCCTGCAGAAGCAGATCAACACGGCGGCGCAGGGGCTGGGCCAGACCGCAGCCGACATCATGTTCGACGCCGGGAAGCAGGCCGCCAAGGGCTTTTTGACCGGGCTGACGGCGCAGCGGAAGGAGATCGAGGCGCTGATGCTCCGTATCGCCCGGTCCATCCAGGCGACGTTGAAGCGGGAGCTGCGTATCCGTTCGCCCTCCCGCGTGATGATGGACGTCGGCCGCAACATCGTTCTCGGCCTGGCGGCCGGGATGGAGCGGCAGGCGAGTCTGGTGGCATCGGCTGCGAGCTACCTGGCGGCCCAGGCGGCGGGGGTCGCGGCGGGCGGCGAGGCGGTGGCACTGCCGGTGGGCGCGGCCGGGGCGGCGCAGGTGGCGGGCGCGGCGGCTGGGACGCCCATCACCATCGTGGTGCCCGTGTACCTGAACGGCCGTGAGATCGCACGGGTCACGGCCCCCTACATGGACGAGGCGATGGCCCAGCTGCAGCGGCGGGTCAGCCGGGCGCGGGGTGAGGTCTACTGATGGCCTGGGGATTCCGTTACAACGGCGTCCACAGCGCGACCATGGGCGTCTACTCGGTGCCCGACGTGCGCCGGTCCATCCTGCCGC